GATTGCTTCGCGTTTCAGAATGCTACGTAGCCGGGATCGGCTGGTTCCGTAGACGTAAGCCATCTTCGAAAGGTTGCCCTTCCTTAGGCCGCCCAGGTTCTGGGTCATCTGGAACACAAGCTGAAACGTATCAATACGTTCATAATCTTCGATTTCATCGAAGTCATTCATTTAGGCCCATAGCCTGCCATGTTTCTTGGAGAATGACATTCATTTGATCCATGAAGTCGTCTAATGGTAGTTCGCGATCAATAAGATCACGCACCTTTTTTGCGTACACAGGGTTTGTGGCTTCTATTTCTTTCCACTTTCGATCTATATCTTCTTTATTTTTAATCATTGCTCTTTCCTTGTTGTTTGTAAAAGTCCCGTTGCCGCAATACTTACTCACACGAGACGGGGTGAGTTCTACAATGCCGTTTTAGGGCAGGAGCGTCACAGGGCATGAAAAAACCTGTGACAACTCTCCCGTGGTCAGTTGCGACTGCCTTTGCACGCGAGAGTTAGGAGAAAGCACAAGGGCCCTCAAATATGTTTTCCCGATTCCAGAGGGAAAATGCAACGAGCGTTGCGAAAAAAAATGAAAAAAGGTGGGGCCGCCCCCCCGCTAAGGAGCGGCCCCGGCGACTTACTTCGCCACTTCTTCCCCTTCCCCAAGGTCAGGAGCGTCTTGGTCAGCCACCAAGAATGGCTCGCGGATCGCCTCAATGACTTCCACCTTGAACGTGATGCTGCCATCGCGCTGAATAGGTGGGAGCTTAGAGAAGACCTCGCGGTCCAACATAGCCAGGGCATCGCCCACCCCAGACTCCTTGAGCAGTTCAGCCTGCTTGTCGGAGTCAGCCTCGATAGAGGCTGTGAGGGTTTCGAGCAGCACCTTAGCGGTCTGCTCCTTGGTGAACCCTGCACGCTTGGCGAACAGGGCCATAGCAACCTTCCACGGGATTGAGGAGGTGCCCTTAGCTGGCTTTGGTTTCTTGGCACGCTTGAGCTTGCCAGCAACCTTAACGACGAGGTTCACGTCGATTTCAGAGTTATTGTCGATGTCTTGCTTTGCAAGCGAGACTGCTTTCGTGTTGAACGCCTTTGTAATGGCGATGATTTCTTGAGATGTGAGTTCCACATTACTCTCCTGTTCATGGGTTGATTAGGCTTCCGAGATTGGAAACCATCTCATCTTTCGCTCTCCTTTGTGCGTGACTCGCACTTTTTGAAGCCCCTGCTCTTTTAGGGCTTTTGCTATTTTCATCTCAGTGAGACGCTGTTGCTCTGTCCATCTATCTGGATCAACGTACATGGCTACCACTTCAGTTGTAAGATCATAGCGTCGGTATGAGGCAGGGTGTTTCTCCAGGTACTCAGATACCTTCTCCCTGTAGTCATCCGATATGTTGGTGCCGTAGATCAACTGAGGCTGGATAAGCCTTGACGCTGCCATGATGCCTGCCTTGAGTTCCTCCTTGGTCGTTACTACCCGCCACTTTTGCGCCAGGTATACAGAGACCTCAGAGAAATCCGGCTCCGTCATCTTCTTGCCTTTGTAGTACTGGACTCCGTCTCTGGTGCAACTGAAGTTCTGGTTCAGTTCTGCGTCACCTTTGACCGCCAAGAAGACTTTGTATGGTCCTTCCGCTTCCTGTATCTCTTCCTTATTGCGCTTTGCCACAGTGTGCCTCCAGTTGAAATGTGTACCAATGGTTGGTAAGTTTGTCAGTTTCCCACTTAATAAGCGCTGGACCAATCACCCAGTTTAGTTGGTTAATAAACTGAAGGACTCTCCTTTTGTCGTCATTGATAAATATATCTATAAGTTCGATTAGCTCTCCCATAATCAAACCACAGATTTTGCGAGATCAGCAAGGCCGTCCCAGTCTACTTTAGATGCACGAGACTTACGCGGAAGCTTCTTGAGTGGCACACCCTTCTTGCGTGCGTATGATGCCTTGACACCAATGAAGCTTCGGTCTGCTTGTGTGTCTTCGAAGCCAAGCTTTTGGAGCACTTCTTCGTAAGACTCTGAGCCTTGCCATGCCTCTACAAATGAGGGCCAGGTCCACTCTCGCTTTTGGTTTGTCTTTCGTGTCTTTCGCAGTTTGGTTACATTGTTACCCATTACATTCTCCTGTATGGTTTATTGAAGTTACTTTGTTTACCGACGTGTGTCAAGTGTGCTTATTTGGTGATCGCGCTAAGTTCAAAGTCTGCTGAATCCTTCAGTACTTTGTTCTGAGGCACAAGCACAAGCGGCACAATCTCTTCGTCTTCTGGTCCTTTCTCATACTCTTCGACGATGATGGTTCGAATAGCTACCCACCTATATCCATTAGGTAACTCTACATCACGAAGCTTCAATCGCTTCAGGTCTCGTGGACCGATCTCAAGATTGTCTTTGTAGATCGTGTAGCCACGAGAAACAAGAAGGTCGAAGTGATCCTTTCCGATAGGCAGCGAGCCATCACGGACATAGCATCGCTCATGCTTACGACACCTGACTCGCTTTGACAGCTTCCACTTAGGCAGACGCATCAGTGGACAATCCTCGATTGGAGGTATTGACGTTGTACCTGAGGACATCTGCACTCGTGTATACCGGCGTGGGCTTACTTTGCCTACACCAGAGCTTTTGCCCACCTTGACGCTTCGCTTACGCTCTGCCCTGGTGAAGTTTCGAACGACCGTCTTGTGCTCATTCAAAGCATCAATCATCATGCCAATGACCGGAATGATCGGAGACTGTTCGCACAGGTGACCGTCAAGCTCAGCAAGATGCGGATACCATTGACCATCAATATGGAAGGGGCAGATCATCGGAATGCGAATAAAGTCCATTCCATCAGGGCAGTCTTCACGATTGATTGCGTAGCCGTGGTACAAGCCGTAGATCACCCTGCGTCCAAGTGGATTGTCTTCGTCACTCTCTCTGAAGTAGAACCCGCTTTGGAAAATAATATCCAAGGCGACCAGCCTGCCATCAGGAGCATGAGCCATTGTAGGCACCATGTGCTGGCGAACCTGACCAAACTGGTTCAGACTCCTGTTGTAGATCAGGTGACCTGCATTTGATTCGTCCTCCAAGTTGATGAACGTCGTCTTAAACGGAACCATTTCCGGGTACTCCTCGGCGGAGTTACGATCTTTCATGTAGTCGGTCGATCTTCTGGTGTGGTCCTCGTAAAGAATCGGGTTGGATTCTTGCAGGCGTTTGTACCAACCAGAAGCCCTCGAAATGACGCTCTTGAACGATCCCGTAGGGAATGGCTCATCGAAGTCTTTAGTCAAGTGCTGAGTGACAGATAGGAGGTACATGTGCTGGACCTCGCCATACCACCAAGTTGGAACAGCAAACATGCCAGGGCACTTCAAGGTTTGCTTGAAGTATTGAAACGCCTTTTCATGCTCGCTTGTCGAGTCGCACACAGATGGATGCCACGTCCAATCTTTACGAAACCCTGGTTGATATATGGGGTGACGTTGAATCAGAAAGTTATCAAGCCTGGTGCTCAAAATACTAAACAAGCATTGAGGCGCATTCAGGTTTGCGGCATCGTCCTTCACAAGATTGAAGCGTCGTTGCATGAAAGGATCGTTATCGTAAGACCTTCGATTATCCGTCTGCGCTGATTGAATCCTGTTCCGTGCTTCGTCCGCAGAAGAAGACAACTGAAGCGTCTTCATTCGTTCGTTCGCTTCGTCGATATTCAGTAGCTCTTCTTCGACTTGCTCCTGGCTCAAAAGGGTTCCGTCCGATCTGAGTCGCAGCAAGTCCATCCTTGCCATGAACACTTCACCTGCATGAGTCCAATCATTCTGAGCACCGACTGGGCCAGCATTTTGATCGTACTCTTCCAATGCTGCCTCAACTTCCGCCAAGATCTCTTCTGTTCTTTTGAGCCCTTTCGTTTGCTGAACGATGTACTCTGCCAATGTTGGGCGCGACAAGAGTCCGAAGTCTGTGTGTTCCCAGAAGTTTATATGACCTACACGACCGAAACGAAAGTTAGGTACACCACCATGCACATCTCGGTTCAAGGTGTACCAACCTTTGGTGTGCATCGTATCAACAAAGTCGCCCAACGACGTTGCTTCTTTGACCAGTTCGAGCAGACGAAAGCCATCATCCTGGTAGATCCGACCAGCCAACGCTTGATTGACCATGTAGTTCTCCACCAAGTCTTGACCTGTGTATGGATGCTTTCCACCGTTCGATGCCCAGATCTTCTCGTCGAAGTAGTCATCCCCGAAGCTGCCCGACTTTAAGCTGGGATACAGCTTCGAGATATCTTTGCTGATGTTCTTGATCTTGCCTCGCATCTTTTGCTTGTCACGCTTAGTTCCAGTCCTGTTCTTGCCATTGTCAGGCCGACCGATTTTACTCATCACTTACCTCCTTCGGCGTTCTCATAGGCTCTCATGAGGATCTTCGCGGGGTCGGCATACATCGCCACCCACACCAGAACCTCATGCTTCGTCAACTCACCGTAGTAAGGAGGTCGTCCACCATTATCCTTACACGAATCGAGAATCGCCTTGCGCGTGAACTGCGACAAGGTGACAAGCGCCTTCAGTTGTTGCCGTGTTTCATTCGGGATTCCTTCGTAGATTGCATCAATCATCACTCACCTCCTTCACGGGGCGTGTCATCTGTTGTGTACTCAACGCCATAGACCTTCCCGTTCTCCTTGATGCGGTCCAACACCTCATTGGTATCGAACAGAACTACAT